AGCTCTACGGAGACTGACCAATACTTCAACTCAAACCCGTTGATCACCTCGACCTGCTGCTGGCCGCTGATTCCCTGGCACTTCCATTGGTACGGCTGGGCTCCGAGGTAGGCGTCGAGGTTCACGCAGTTGGTGACACTGGCCGCCACGCCAACAGGAAACGCGGCTCGGTTGCCTGAGATCGTGGCACGCAGTTCCGCCTCCTCGGTCATCGCGCCCTCGAAAAAGTCGTATGCCGAGTTGACCAGGGCACGCACGTCGCCGTTGCCGCTGCCGTGGAAGTAGGCCAGGGCCGGGATCGCGGCCCCACCCGTCGAGAAGCTCCAGATGTCTGCACGGGCCAGCGGGTTTGGGTCGCTGTCCTGCGTGCCAATCGCGGGCACGGAGTACGAGTAGGTGACCTCGACGTGGTATCGGTCGAGCTCCGTTACAGCCCCCTCGTTGCAGAGCAGGTAGCCATACTCAGGGTGTGGCGTGCCATGCAGGATGCCGATGGTGTTGAGCACGACTTGCGTACCCACAGGCGCGCTAGTCGTCACGTGGTACTTGATCTCGGCAGTTGGAGACTCTCCGAACTTGTGCGAGAACGTGCGAGGGATGACCTCACGGTATGCGACAATGCTCATCAGGCGGCCCCCACAATGTCGACCACGCCGCCGAGCTTGCCGATCTCGCGGGCAATCTTCTGAAGCTCGGAAAGCTGCTTACGGTATTCGGAGATTGCCGGATCCTCGCGGCCGGTCGCCAGCCGCAGGAACTCGCTTGCGCCTTCGCTTGTCCGCACGTCCGTTGCCTGCACCGTTTGCTGAGATGCTTGCGAAAGAGCGTTGAGCCGATCAGATTCGATCTCTGCGGCCCGCTGGGCGTACTGCTCGTTCAGGTCTCGGATCTTCTCGGCTGTCTTTAGGGCATCCTCAAAGCCAGACCGGATCGCATCGGCAGCCTGCTCGAATGTCTCGGGGTCGATCACCTTGGCGTCGAGGTCGGCCTCCAGCTGGGCCAGTTGCTCTTGGGCTGCGGTGAACGCCTCGGGGGCGAGCTCAAAGTTGACGAAGGAGAACGTCTCGTCGAGCTTGTCGCGTACGGACGCAATTGCCCGCTCGGCGTCTTGCGTGGAGAATCCGAACTGAGCCCCCTCCTCCGCTGCCGCCTGGGCCTGGTCGAGCAGGGCGAGGCGACGGGTTGCGGCCTGTTCTGCCGCAACGTCGCCGCTGGCACGGGCCTCGGCGATTGCCGCCTCGGTCTCTTCGATCTGGCGTGTGATGGCCAGCAGGGTGTCTGCGGCCGTGGCTTGGTCGCCGCCGCCGAGGCCCTGCGCTGTGATGAACGCATCTGCCAGCTTGCGGTCAGCCTCAACGGCTGCAGCTGCGGCACGCTCTGCCGCTGCCGCCCTGTCGTCCTCAGCCTTTGCCAGTTGCTCTAGCGTGTCAATCTGACGCTTGTACTCCTGCTGTACCTTGTCGACCTCTTGAGCCAAGGCGGTTTCGTTCAAGATGCCACGGTCTGCTTGATTCTGAAGTTCACGAATCGCAGCTTGGAAATCAGCAGCCGCCTTGAATCCCGCTGCCCCGAAACGCTCGGCATCATCGGCCGCCGCATTGAGTACCACCTGAGCCTTAGACACAGCATCCTGAATGCCTTTGAAGTCTTGGGCATCCTGTTTGGCTAGTTCGCTGGCAAGCTCCGCCGCCGAAGCGGCAGCACCTTCTGCCGCACCTGCGATGCCGCCGGCTGCCTTTGTCGCTTCGTCTGACGCGAACGCCCACTCAAGCAACGCACCAGCCCCCAGCCCGAAAGCAGTGACGAGCACGCCCACGCCTGTGGAGTTGATGGCTGCACGGATCGACACACCGAGGGCGGCAGTCGCAATTGACGCACCGGCCGCACTTGTCGCGTAGGCAACTGCTGCCGCTGAGGCTGCAGTGAAGAACTTGGCAAGGTTTGCCACTGCACCAATAAGAATCTGCCGGTTGATGAATGCGATGCCAGCACCAACAGATGGCAGTATGCTCCCGCCGAGGGGCTCCAGTATTTGTTGAACGATTCGGAAGCCGCCAGCAATAACATCTGCCGCGAGCAAAGCCGCTTTGCCCAACGCTTGAAATAGATTCCCAAGCGTGTTCATCTCGGGGGCGAGAATGTCACCGATGGCCGATGCAATCTGACTCACGCCTCCGATGAAATCCGCAGCCGCCAGAGCCACGCCTTCGCCAAGCTGAACAAATGGCACCGTGACCTCTTGGCCGAGAGCACGGGCCGCCACGCCTAGTGCATCAATGCCATCGCCAAAGCTGTCAATCCGTGCGCGGTCAATGTCGTTGAGCGCTGCACCGAATCGCTGAATGTCGTCTGCCGCTGGCTTAAGTTGTCGGAAGAACGGCAGCAGGTCCGCCCCGCTCTTGCCGAAGATCTGCATGGCGGCTGCCGTCCGCTTGGCAGGGTCTTCGATGCCCTGCAGCTGCTCGCCCACCAGGCGGACCTGCTCTTCTGGGCTCAGCTTCTCCAAGTCAGAGAACGAGATCCCAAGCCGGCCGAGGGCCTCCGTTGCGGCACGGCTCTCTTCGTCCGCACCAGCAAGCGTTTTCTGTAGCTTGCCGAATGCACTACTCACCGACTCAATCGACACGCCAGAGCGGTTGCCTGCTTCCTCCAGTGTCTGGATGAACTCAAACGAAACGCCCAACTTGTCGGCAGTGTTGCCGAGCTTCTCTACGCGGTCCTCGAGGTCGAGCAGACCGCTGGCCACCGCACTCGCACCAGCACCAAACGCAGCCACCGCAGCCAGGCCGACAGTGAACGGATTCACTAGCCCGGCCACCGAGGCTCCGATGTTGGCCAGCCCGCCCGACAGCCCGGCACCGCCGCCAAAGACCTTGCTGAGCCCCTCACCGGCAGACGCCAGGCCAGACAGCCGTCCTGCCACGTTGCCGATTGGTCCCGGCAAGGCAGACAGCACGCCTGAAAGCTCGTTGAACTTCATCGTGCCGCCGTCGCCAGCACCATCGACGGAGTCCCCGAACTTGTCCGCCGCACCAGCGGCCCTGTCCAACTCCGCTGCGGCCTTAGCCATCGCGGCGGTGTACGTTTCCTGCGATATGCGACCTGCTGCCAAGTGGTCGCCGAGCTCCTGCACCTGGGCGTCGTACTTTTGCTGCGGAGTGAGGTTGGCCTGAGTGATCTGGGCCGCTCGTGCTAGAGCCTTTGCTCTTTCGGTCTCAGCTGCGGCGGCCTCCTCGTTCGCACCGCTGGCCTCTGCTGCAGCACGGGCATAGGTCTCCTCGCTGATCGCACCAGCCGCGAGCAGCTGCCCGAGCCGCTCGAGCTCGGCGGTGCGCCGCTCCTCGGCCGTGGCCACCTGCTCGGTGATCCGTGCCCCCTCGGCAAACGCAGCCGCAGCAGTCTGGGCACTGCGAACGACAGCCTGCAATTCTGCTGCGTACTCCTCGGCGGAGATCTGGCCCGTCTTCAGGGCACTGCCGAGAAAGGCGATGTCGGTGGCGACCTGCTGCTGGGCCGCACCGGCCGCAGCCGTTGAACCCTTGAACGTGTCGAACAGCGACGCCGCAGCCGCAGCCTGCTTGCCGAGGTTCTGTAGCTGGCGATCTACCTGCGACAGCCCCTTGGTCATGCCGTTGGCATTGGCCGAGAACTGCACGCCGAGTCCGATCACCGTAGCCACTAGTCACCTGCCAAGTCTCTTGCCAGCTGTTCCAACGCTTCCTGTATCTGCAGATCGTGCTGCGGTGCTTTCACAACCGGCACGAAGTCTTCCGCCTTTGGCGTCCTGCCCCGTGGGCAGTACGGCGCGAGTGCCGCACTGGCCACAAGGCCCGTCTGCCTCCATGTGTCAGGGAGTGGGTGGAAGTGCCTGTGGATCGCAATCCACTCGGCAAACTCCCGGCTGTCCATTTCCTGACATAACCGCCGAACCGTCATTCCGAGATGCGCCGCCAGACGAAACAGGAAAACTCTCGTCGGGCGGACTGCTAGTTTTTTGCCAACTCCTCCACGTCCTTGTCCGTAAGTGCGTTGTGCTCCATCGCCTTCGCCCACACCCGCGACATCACCTTGGCCGACTTGTTCGCAAACTGCTCAATCTCTGCGTCGGCAAACAGCCGCTGGCCCTTGTCGTCACACAGGCAGCGTGCCAAGAACTTCGTGCGGAAGTTCTCCACGCCCTTGCCCTTGTTGGCCACCCAGTCGTTTTCGTAGCTGTCACGCTCGCCGCATGTCATCACACGAATGAACACGCTGCCGCCCCACTCTTTGACCTTGACCTCGAGAAGGCCCAAGTCGTCCGCTGCCAGAATCTGTTCTTTGGTCAGTGCCATAGGTTCATCCAATCAGGTCGAACGTGAACGTGTAACGCGTCACATCGTTGGCAGCCGCTGTGGCTCCCTTGCCTGTACATACTGCGTTGTATGTCAAGCTGACGCCGCCACCGCTGATACTGAGCGAGCCGTAGGCGCCCCAGTTGAAATTAGTCGGCGCGAGAGCTTCGACGCTCACGCTGCCGCCGCTGGGGGCATACGCGTTGCCGCTGCGATTCACGGGCGTACCGCCGCCGAGCTCCAGCTGCACGCTCGCCAGCTCTGTGATTGCAGAGCCGGCAAACGACACCGTACAGCCTTGCGAGTACGTCGCCACGGAAGCCTCCGTAGCGGACTAGACCCGCGCGACTCGGAAGGTGGCCTGGCCCCGCGTGGCGTCATTGGTCGCCAACGTGACGCTGGACGAACTGACGGTGGCGGCCGCACTCAGAGTCAGCCCGCCAGAGATGACAAGCGTGCCCGTGGCACCGTCGGTGATAGGTGCAGTGCCGAGGTACTCAATGCTGACTTCGCGGCCCGTGTCGGTTGCCGATCCCTTGAGCGGCCGGTCCATCGTCAACACGTTGCTGCCAGCGGACTGGCCGAGGTGCGACACGTCGATAGTGTCGCCGGCCGCCACGTCGGTCATCGAGTAGGTGATGTTCGTGACCGTGTAGCCCGTGCCGCCGAAAGTGAGCGTCGTGCCCTGAGCGTGCGAAGCCATGTGTTAATTCTCCAGCCAAAAGAGGTCGTATGTTTGCCGGACCAGATAGAGCGAGTTTTCCGCTCCGTCGATCTCCACCAAGTCGTCGGCTTCGTCCATCAAGGACGCCTGCCGCACTTCCGTATTGTCGAGAACGCCAGCGAACCCATCCAGAACCCGCCGGCACTTATCTGCTAGGTCTCGTGCCGTCTCGTAGGTGGTGCCGTAGACGTACATCTCCACCGTGACTCGTGGCAGGCCCACTGGGCCACCCATCGCCATCTCGCGGAGAACCCGGGCACGCCGCCAGATGATCAGCGGAAACTGGATCGGAGCCGGCCCGACGTAGCGGAGCGGGTAGATCCGCCCGCTGATCAACGCTTGCACGTCGGCGTTGGCCACGAGGGCATTTCGTAGGATCGCTTCTGGGGATTTCAGCGCCATCAGAACGGCCCCTGTAGTGACTTGATTTGGTCGGCAAGCTCGCGGGCAGCTGCATTGAATGCGGCCGTCATTTCCTCAACCATCATCGACTCGACCCGCTCGCGGGTCTGCTCCCACGCCGACCGCACAGGCGGCCTGCCGTACGAGCCGCCGACCGGCATCTTTCCTGTGGACACCCGTGTGCCGCCCTGCGTGCGGCGGGTACGCTCCTTGGTGCCGAACTCGACGAGCCCCTGGTGGTAGCCGAGCTTCTTGTTGTCGTAGGGCTCGTTCATCTTGCGGCCAGAACGGAAGCCAAGGACGACCAGGCCCACGCCGGTCCTTGGGTAGCGTTTGCTCTTGATCGCAATGGACCGCCGCAGGTTGCCGGTCGGCCCGCGTGGCGTTGCCGACTTAAGGGCCTGGAGCGTGCCGCCCTTTTCGGCAGCACGCCGCAGCCCGGCGGCCATGTGCTTGGCGGCTAGATTTTTTGGCAGGGCCACGAACGCATTGCGGATGCTTTCCAGCCCCGGGATGTTCGTCGTGATACTGATGCCAGTCTGCTCAGCCATTGCGACGCTCCATGCAGATCGCCTCGTGCTCGGTGCGGTTGCCGTGCTCGAGCAGGCTGGAGATCTCAAGCGTGCGGCCACGCCAGGCGAAACGCATCTGGCTGTTAAGGCCGGGCAGGTGCCGCAGCCGCAGCCGGTGCGTCACGGTGGTTTCCTGCTGGCCGGCTGTCAGGGCCTCGCGGGCCGAGACGCCCTCGACGCTGGCCCAGACGGCCGAGGAGTCGGACCACGCCAGCACGGTCTCGCCGAGGGCATTGGTGGTGCCGCTGGCGATCTGGACAGTGACACGCTCGCGTAGGTCGCCGGGTCGGATCATTCCACCACGGTACGCCGAAACTACGGGATACTGGCAGTTTCTGCCTACTCAGCGACAGGCGGCACGAACACGTCGAGCTGCTGGTCGTAGCGGTAGCCAATCCCCGCGTAGACGCCGCGAATGTTTCCGTTGTAGCTAGTCCGCAGGCAGCGTTGCCCCCGCACGTCTGCGTAGTGCGATTCCCAATCGACGCCCTCGTTCTCGTCGCGGCCTACGATCACTTCGGTGACGATGTTCTGCTCGTCGAGGAAAGCGTAGTGCGCCATGATTAGCTCCAAGTGACGGTGCCGGTGCCTGCTGTGATCTGAATTACCGTGTCCGTGCCAACTGTGGTGCGGGTGAATGTCAGGCCAGACGAGAGAGTGATCTGTGCTTGCGAGGCGTTCCAACGGAGGATGACAATGCCAGAGCCACCGGCCCCACCCGCACTGCTTGCCGAACCGTTGCACGCGCCACCTCCGCCGCCACCGCCAGTGTTCGCCAGACCGGCAGACCCAGCAGACGCCACCGCCGATGAACCAGCACCTCCACCAGTCAGCCCGCCAGAGCCAGCCGTAGAAATGCCGACAAAAGAACCCGCACCACCACCCGCACCATAAAAAACAGTTGAGGCAGTGATTGTTGAAGCCCTACCAATCCCGCCACTGCCAGCAGCAGAAGCGGTTGCATCACCGCCAGCAGCGCCAGACCCGCCACCACCGCCGGAAGATGTAATGGAAGCAACTCCAAGCCCTCCAATATTGCCTTGCAAAGATACGACTGAGGCTATCCGACCACTACTGCTGCTGTTTCCCGCTCCGTTAGCACCAGAAGCAGGGTTAGCTGTAGTGTTTGAGGCATGTCCGCCAATTGCAGCAACTGAAGAAAAATTTGAGAAGCTCCCGTTTGTCCCGTTCGCTCCGCCAGCGCCTCCAGCGCCAACTCTAACCTCATAGGACGTACCAATAGTGACACCAAGAGTTTGAATAGCCACACCGCCGCCACCAGCACCCGGCCCGGGGCGGCCATTGTTACTGCCACCGCCACCGCCACCGCCCGCGACGATGAGTGCCTGCACGGCCAGCAACTTCCTCGCATCGGCAGTGCCGCTGAACGGACCCTGCACGGGCGTAGCGATCTGCCCGCCTAGTCCGTAGATGCCTTGATTCACAGGTCGGCCCCGAGAGCGGTGACGTGCGTTGCCTGCGAGACGCTGGTGGTGACTCGGATAGACCACGACGCGGACGGAAGAATCAGGTTGTTGTAGCTAGTGCTGACGCGGGTCTGCTGCACAGTGCTAGAGCCGGTCGCAGCCGCCACAGTGATTTCGTCGAAATGCCAGTACGTTGTGCCGTCATACAGAAACACGCGGACGATAGCCGCCGCGCTCGTCGCCGCCAGCTTCACAACGATTTCAGCAATGCGAGTGCCCGTGCTTGCACCTGTGATGAGCGTGCCCACGTTTGTCGGCGCGGTGTAGCTAGATTCTGCCGTGGCGATGCTGACGGCACCGATGCGAGGCGTCACGGCGAATGCTGGTGATGTAGCCATGTGGTTTCCTTATCGAAAGTTGGCCCAGAGATAGAGATTGTCAGCTGCCGAAGGCGTCGAGGCACCGCCGCTACCACTACCGCCACCCGACACACCGACCTCAACGTAGACCGGCGACTCCCACTGGTAGAGCCGCGACGTGTCTTCTGCGAGGTAGAGCGCAGAGTCTGAGCCGGTGGCAGGGAAGTTGGTGATAGACGCATAATTGAGCGAGGCGGCTGGGCCTTGTGGGCCTGTGGCTCCCGTAGCACCCGCCGGCCCCTGAGGGCCAGTGGCACCAGTAGCACCAGTCGCACCTGCTGGCCCCTGCGGGCCAGTGGCTCCCGTGTCGCCTGCTGGACCTTGTGGGCCAGTTGCACCCGTAGCTCCCGCAACGCCCTGCGGACCCTGCGGGCCTGTCGGTCCAGCTGGGCCAGCGTCACCCTGGTCGCCCTTCGCCCCGGCGGATCCTGTCGCGCCAGTGGCTCCTGCAGCGCCTGCCGGTCCTTGGATGCCTTGCGGTCCCGTGGCACCTGCAACGCCGGCCGGCCCTTGCGGACCAACGTCGCCTGTGTCGCCCTTAGCTCCAGCTGCACCGGCAACGCCTTGAATGCCTTGCGGTCCTTGTGCCCCAGCTGCACCAGCGGCCCCCGGAACGCCTTGCGGCCCTTGCGGCCCGACATCGCCCTGATCGCCTTTCGTGCCCGCTGGCCCGGCCGGACCTTGCACGCCAGCAGCACCAGCTACGCCTGGGATGCCCTGCGGCCCCGTAGCCCCGACGCTTCCGGTCGCGCCTGCCGGCCCAACACCGCCGGCCGCGCTCACAGACGAGCTCGAGCTCGTCACGGCGGCAGACACGACACCGCTGGAAACGGTGGCCGTGATCGGGCTGCTCGTGACGGTTGCGGTGGTCGTCACCCGACTACCTCCACCTGGCCTTGTAGGGCCGTACGTCGCACGCTGCCGGGGGCATCCCACTCAAGCCGCCAGCCGTAGGTGCCAACAGGCAGGGCCGTCGTCTGCGTCTCAGTCAGTGCAATGTTCACGATCCCGGCCGCAGCGTTTGTCAGCGTCGTCGTGAATGCCGTCATCGTGTTGCCGGTGACGAGCGACGTGATAACAGCCGTCACCGTGTAGCCCGTCATCGTCGTGGGCGAGAAGTCGATGGCCGTGCTGAGCTCGTCGCCTCGGCGAAGCGACAGCCCAAGCTGGCCAGGCAGTTGTTCGTAGGTGCTCATCGGTAGGCTCCCCAGCGGCACGAGTCAAGAAGCGACTTCACGCCAAACTCAATCTCGTTTGACACGGAGCCTGCTGCCTCACGCCGGTCGTACCAGTAGGCCACGAGCATCAGGATCGCGTGCCGGATCTGCGTGGGCACGCTGCGGCCGTCCTCGCCGTAGCCGCCCCACCAGGTGATCACCACCGCGTTCTCGTCCCGGCGATGCACAGGCCACGCCTGGTCGAAGAGCGGGCTGATACCGCCCGGTGTCGAGTGCCGATCGACCCGGTACTCGTTCGACGGGAACACGACCACGGCACCGCTCTCAGTGGTGTACGTGATTGCCACAGAAGTGACAGCAGCGGCCGTGGCCATCGGCGGCCGTGGTAGCTCTATGTTGTCCATCCCGTTGGGCGGGAAGCCATCCATCCGCATCGTCCACTGGGTGTGGACGAGCGAGCGGTCTAGGTACTCCTCGACCCAGCCTCGAGCAGAACCCACGAGGCCCATGACGTAGGCATTGTCGATGTCGTTATCGACCCGCAGGTGGGCCTTGGCCTCCGTGAGCGTCACGGGCTCGACGACAGGCTGCGTGGCTCGTGTCAGGCTGCGGTAGGTCATCTGGTGCGTTTCCTGCGTGGCGTGGCGTCGGCAGTCCTGGTTGGCACTTCGATAGCAGCAGTCTCAATCAGCGGGTGCTGCTTGTCCTCGACAGCGACCTTTCTGGCGATTAGCTCGGCAGCCAGACCGCCGGGGATGTCCACCATCTGGCCCAAGCGGTAGGAACGCCACGACCGAACAAACTTCAGTTTCACGATTGTCCTACGCTCCATGCAGTTTCGGGGGCCTTGTTCGCCTTCATCCAATCGCCCGTGTATTGGAAAACAGGCCTGCCGAGATCCTTTCCCGGCCACGTCACGACGTACTCGCCGTGGCCAATTGACACCCGTGGCGTGACGAAGCACTTGTTGCCAGAGTCGCGCCACGTGCGCCAGAAGCCGATGTCCGAATCGACACGGCCCTCGCCGTAGCTGCCTTGGGGATCTGGGCACTCCCAGAACCACGGCTTCCGCATTCTCTTGAGTGCGGCCGTCGAGAGGATCGTGCAGCCGAAGTGGGCCGAGTCCACCTGCTGCACAGGCTCGGCAAACCACGAAGCCGGCAGCGTGGTTGTGCCGCTGGCCGGCGGATCGTCCAGCGTGCCCAGCAGCGTCAGCATCGGCCTGCCGTCCTCCCGCTTCACCTGCAGCGGCGCGAGGGCGTCGCACTGGAACGCCAAGGCCATGGCGAATAGCTGCTCGATGTCCTGCTTTGAAACGAACGTGTCGAAATCCAAACAGATGATGTACTCGCACTGATCGACGAATTGCTCCATCATCCGCGTGAGCACCTGAGACCAGAACGCGCCCTGGCCAAGCGTGGGCCGGATGCCGAGCGGCATGAGGGCCTGAGCCCAGCCGAACAGGTTGGCCAGCGGGCCGAACCGTGGCCCTGACAGAATCGCCTCGGCCCGGATCTCGACCTCTGTGCCGCCGACCTTGATGAGCATGCAACCTCCAAAATGAGAGCGGGCGGCCCCGTGTGGAGCCGCCCGCTCAGGATTGCACGACTGTCAAGCCGTTAGGCTCACGCACCGACCAGGGCGATGATCGGCCCGGCGACGGTGTCCGAGCCGAGCGTGTGGTGGCTGATGCCAACACGAGCCGTGGCACGGATCACGGTCTGATCCGAGAGGAAGTTCACCTGGTCGCTCGACTGGATCTCCAGATCCCGGCGGCTGCCGTAGATCGAAGAGTTGGCCATGTTGCCGTAGAGAGCCATCACCACGCCGGTCGAGTCGGCCCCGCTCGGCAGCTGATCGGTCAGAACGACCGGCGAGCCGAGGAAGGTCAGGCCCATGCCCTGCGAGAGACCGACCGAGCCGCCCTGGTTGAGGTCCAACGCCTGCATGCAGGTGGCGAAGAAGAACGGCGAGCAGTACCACTTGGCACCCTGCCGGCTGTGCTGGGGCAGCTTTGCCATCATCGCCAGCAGGTTGGCCTTGGTCACCTCGTCGGGCGTATCGCCCGCAGCGGTCACCAGCGAGGCCGCATAGGTCGCAGCCGAGGCCGCGAGCAGACCGCCCGTGTGGCTGGTCACGAGACCGGCCACCGCAGGAGCGTTGCTCGGGTTGCCGGCCCACGCCGCCGTCTCGATGGCGTTCGACAGAGTCAGGGCCAGCTCGGCCGCGATCCAGTCGGAGATCGACACGATGGAGTCCTGCAGGAGCTCGCTCGACAGCACCACAGCCCCGCCGACCTTCTTGGCCGTAACGCTCACCTGCGACGCACTCGGGTCGCTTGCAGTGATCGCGGAGTTTTCCGAGATCCAGTAGCCGGTCGTCCCGCCGGTACGCTTCGGGAAGAGCACCACGTCGGACGGCATGGCCAAGCTCGTGGCGTTTGCCGCGAACGCGGAATACTGATCGACGAGGCGGAGCACCGTGCTCGACAGCACATCGGGTACGAAGTTCGCACCGCTGCCGCTGGCACCGCCGAGAGCACGAGCCTCGACGCCGTGATCAGCACACCACCGCTTCGCGTGGGTGTCGCCGCTCTTGGCCCGGAGCCACATGCCCACCTTGTAGGCGTCCTCGTGCTTTTCGAACGCCCGGAGCTTGCCGCTGTGCGAAACAGCGTGGACCTCGACAGCCCGCTCCTCGGTCACCTCGGGAGCCGGAGCGCACCGCTCGACCACCGCCCGCAGGTTCTTGGCCGACTCGGCCACCGACTTCTCGAAATCGACCTTCTTGGCGAGCTCACCGGCCCGCTTGTTGAGCTGCTCGAGCTCGAGGTCTCGCTCCGCGATCTTGTCGGCGTCGTCCGACTCGACAGCCCGAACGGCGTCGATGCGGTTGGCAAGGGTAACGGCTTCGTCCTGAAGCTTCTTGAGGTTGTCCATGTGCGGTGAATCTCCTGCGGCGGTATTGCCGATGGAGTCAACAATCGCACTACACCCGTGGCCCCTTGCAGAAGCGGACCTCGGAATGTGTTGTTTTCACAAACGCCACACCGCGAGCACCGCACCTCGGGCAACGGAGATACCGCTGCCGCTCGTTGCCGACCGGCCGGCTGGATCTGCACCGCAGACGCTCACCGCACTGGCACCGAACGTCAGACATTTCGGAGCCTCAGTGTCCACGCAGCAGCTGCGTCACGCACCAGCGAACGCTTGGCGATCTCGGCCTGACTGGCCGGCGGCTGCTGCGTCTGCATCCACGCCTCATAGGACCGCATGGCCACGGCAGCGGAGGTGGCGGGATACGCTGGCACGAGTACCGGCCCAACGTCATAAAGCCCGCTCACCTCCCTGATCTGCCGGATGGCGTTGCCGTCCTCGCCCTGGCGGAAGCCCTCGCCGCCCTTGTCGACGGTGAACGCGAACGATGAGCCGCGAACGTCACGCCGCGAAATCAGTTCCATCACATCAGCCCGGCTCACGGGTGGCGTCACAACGTACCGCAGCCCCTTCTCGTCGCTCGACAGTTCCAGCGTCCCGCTCGACGTGCGGCCCAGCACGATGTTGCTGTCGTGATTGAACAGGGCGACAACGTCCTGCTTGCCACGCTGGCGGGTCAGAATCCGGTCGAAGGCTCCCGGCAGGATCTCTTCGCGGAAGCCGCCGAGGTCGAGGCTGAGACGGTTGTAGACGGCAGCGTACCCGACGATTGCGGCCCGGCCGTCGGCCCGGCTCTCGACAATCAGTTCGTTGTCGTCCTCAAAGGCGAAGTCGCGGCGTTCAATTTCCATCTGTGTCGTCCTCCTCGGATTGGTCCTCGGCCTCGTCGGCTGGGCTTTCCTCGTCTTCGACTGGTGGCTCGGGCATGGGCTCTGGTGCTGGCGGCTCCTCGCCGACCTTGTCCAGCGTCGTCATGTTGAGTTGCACGAAGTGCTTGTCGCCCTCTGGCCCGATTGGGTTCAAGTTCTCAAGCTCGCGGATCTCGTTGACTGTCATCCAGCCGTTCTGCAAAGCCGAGACGTAGTAGGCCGACCGGCTGGCGTGATCGCCACGGAGCAGGCCCGAGACGCTGTGCTCGGCGAAGTAGGTCTCGTCGTCCACGATGAGGTCGCGGCTGATGGCCGCCTCCCACCGCTTGAGATGCGGCAACAGGCAGTGTTGGACAAACTCCGTGCCCTGCACTTCAATGTTGGAGTACGTGCTGCGGGTCAGGTCTTGGATCATGTGCGGCGGCACGCGGAACGCTCGGCAGATCTCAATCACCTGATACTGCCGAGTCTCAAGGAACTGGGCCGCCTCGTTGCTGCCGGAGAGCTCGTGGGCCTTTACGCCGTTGGGCAGGACAGCCGTACGGAACGCACGGTCAGGCCCTCGGTGCATCCGCTCCCACTGCTCGCGGAGTCGCTCGGACGCCTCGGGCGGGATCGGGTTGTCGCTCTCCAGCACGATGCCCGGCCGGGCACCGTTGCCGAAGTAGGTGCTGCCGTGGGCCTCAAGGGCTTGAGCCAAGCCGATGGCATTCTGGAAAATCTTGTACGTCGGGATCGGCTTGATGCCGTCCTCGGTCGTGAACCGCAGGGCGAAGATCTGGTCCTGCGAGTAGATCGTGATCTTCCCGCTGGGCTCCTTGTACCTGTACCGCAGCCGGCCATCTTCCAGCCGCTCGGCCTCCATGCGAGACGAGTGCAGCGGCCACAGCTCGGAGATCGCACCTCGAGCACCTGGGCGGATCTCGGCGTACGAGGCCCCATAGTGCAGATACATGCCAGTCATCCAATCGCGGAACTCCTGCGCCGTCTGCCACGGATTCGGCTGCATGTGCAGAAGTCGGTAGACCGGGTTTGACGGGGCCTTGGCCTTACCGCCGTTGGGCAGCCGCTCGTAGACGTGGAGTGGCAGGGAGCTCACCGCGTCAGAGATGACGCGGATGCACGCCGTGTAGGCCGAGCACGCCATAGAGTTGTCGGCCGTGACGCGGATACCGGACGGCGTGCGGCTGCCGCCGTCACCGTGCCATTCGATGCCACGCAGGTCGATCATCTTCCAATCGGCGGCAGCGTTCTCACTCATAGCGTGATGATGTCCCAAGATTGTGCGGGTGCTGGTGCGGTCGAGGTCGCGTGGATGCCGAGTGCCATGATCAGGGCGACGATGCCGTCGATCCGCTCCGTGCTCTTGGCCTTCGACGGTTTCTTGTTTCCTTGGTGATCGCTCTGCACCGCCACGTTGGAAGCCTGCCACGACAGCACGGGGTGGCCGCCGTGCAGCAACTTGCCGCCGACAACGGCAGCCTCCAGCGCGGCCGTAGGGCTCGACATAGAGCCGTATCCCTGCCCAAATCCTAAGACGTTCAAGCCCTCGCCTTGCAGTTGAGTAGTGATCTGGTGGGCGTTCCAGCGGTCGATCGCCACCTGCCGGATGTTGTATTTCTTGGAGAGTGCCACAATGTCGGCCCGCACCTGGTCGAAGTCGGTGACGTTGCCTGGAGTCAGGTGCAGTTTGCCTGCCTTCGCCCACACGTCGTACGGCACCCGGTCACGCTTCACCCGGTCCCGCATGTTTTCCTCTGGTATCCAGAAATGAGGCTCGGCCCAGAAGGTGCCGTCGTCCAGCGGGAACAGCAGACAGAAACAGGTCGTGTCGTAGGTGGTCGCTAGGTCTAAGCCACCGAATGCCTCCCTGCCATCAAGCATCACCGGGCACGGCTTGTCGCCCTGTGCCCAGTGAGACATCTGCAAGAAGCGAGTGTCCTGCTCGGTCCACATATTCAAGTGAAGACGCTTGAACGTGTTCTCTTCGGTCGGCATGTCTTGGGCACGCTTGCACCGGACCCGCAGGTCGTCGAGCTTCACGCTTACGCCCAGGTTGGGATTTGCTTTGCGCCACGTATCCTCGGCTGTCCAATCATCCGCGGCGTCCGCTGCGTAGATCGCAGGCAGGAAGGTCGGGTCTTTGATCGCCCCGTCCCGCACGGCCAGGGCGTACCGCCAGAGCTCCCAGCAGATGCTCTTCCTGTCGAAGCCTGCCGTGGTGATCGCCACGCACAGCGGCTGCCGCCGGGCTCCCGTGCTCGTGGTCATCACGTCCCAGAGCTCTCGGTCGGGCTGGGCGTGCAGCTCGTCGAAGATAATCCCGTGAGCGTTGAGCCCGTGCTTGGTAAACGCCTCGGCCGAGAGGGCCTTGTAGGTGGTGTGCGTGTCCTCCCGCACGATGGAGTTGCGGAACACCCGCAGCCGGCTCCGCAGCTTGGGCGAGTTCTCTACGCAGACCTTCGCCATCTCAAAGACGAGTCGGGCCTGGTCCCTGTCGGCGGCGCACGAGTAGATCTCGGCCCCCGGCTCGCCGTCAAACATCAACTTGAGCGCAATGCCAGCACACAGCGTGCTCTTGCCGTTCTTGCGAGGGATCGCAAGCAGGCTCGTGCGGTACTGCCGCACATCGCCGTTCATCGTGCCGAACAGTTTTCCGACGTAGTCCTTCTGCCACTGCTCAAGCACGAACGCTTTGCCGCCGAGCTCGCCCTTGCTGTGGGTCAGGTTCTCCTCAAAGAACCGGACGGCGATGTCGGCCGCCTTTGCATCAAGCGAACATGCGGGCGTCGTCTTCGTCTTCCTTCGGGCCTTGGTCAACTGATGAGACCCTCGCCAGTGCAGATGCTGTCAGGCCGAACTCGGCCGCGAATTTCAGCATCTGATTCCGTGCGTCACGCTTCCTGTTCCACGCCGGGTGATTGCTCACCCTACCCTTCTCGTCAACGAGAGTTGTGCCGTTGGCCTTGAGCTCTTGGTCGGCCTGGACCATGTCCGCGAACGAGTCGCAGTAGGCCGCGAGCGTCTGCTGGTGCCTCGGGCTCATGACCTTGGACGCCTCAAGCATCGGCACGATGCGTTGCCACTCAGCCGAAGCGACTTCCGACAGCCACGCCGGGGCCGGCGGTACGCCAGGTGGTGCGTCTATGCCAGCCTTATGCGGTCCCCTAACGCGAGAGCCTCGCAGGCTAAGAATCGCTTTAGGCGTCGGCTTCCTGCCTTTTCCCACGGCAAAACCTCAACTTCCAATTTCGGCCACGCCTACGCAGCGGTTACAACCGTGGTTCGCCAGCCCGCGCGGTTTTCATGATTTTCCATGCCCCCGGTGGCGCTCATCCAGACATCAGACCAAAGCAAGCCTCAACTGGCCTTGCGGCGTAGCACCTTTAGCAACGTTGCACTCCCAGCATGCACACTGCACATTGTCCCACGTGTGCCCTTTGATACCCAAGGAAATGGGCACGATATGGTCAACTGTCGGACTCAGTAAGAGCGGCATGTCATCCACAACGGTGTAGGACGCCAAGCACTTCCTTCCGCACAGTTGGCATACGTACCGATCTCTCTCGAACACCTTGAGCGGCTTGACGCTAGAGTCCCACGGAACGCCGTGCCGCTTGCACCTCTTCTGAGCGTTCTTTCCCGATAGTCGCTTGCTTTTTGCTTTTCTCTTCTTTTTGCAAGATTTGCAAATTCGGACATATCTTGTGCTTGCATTGAGTTGGCATCCGCAATCAATGCACAAATCGTGTAATGGATTTGCGAATCGGTGCCTGCACGCGTCGTCGCAGAACTTCCTTTGCCCTGTGGTATTTAACAAAAGGGCACCACATGCTAAGCACGGCGTGATCTTTTGGTGCTCGCAATGCCAATCTTGGAACCACGTTGCTATCTGAATTGCTTTTCTTGTGCTGACGGGGACACCGCGAAAGTCGCGTTTTAGATCCCTCGCGTCAGCCCCTGCACACGCCTTGCCGCAGTATTCATAGCGGTTCTCTTTGACGAGATCATTGCAGCCATATCGCCTGCACACCTTCTTTGGCGCTACAGGTTCTCGTTTTTTTGCAAGGCCGGCTTTCCATCGTGCAACGCGAACCTTGGCGTCTGCATTGCAATGCTTTTTCTGGCAAATGTCGCTGTTGCAAACAGTAGCGCGGTGCCTATTCGGACTGACCGAGAACTCTGCCCCGCAGATGCGACATGCTTTCAAAAGGCTTGACGGCCACAAGCCTTTCTTTCTCGCGTCGCATCGCCTGCCTTTACAGCAATGCGGGCACTTGTTGCAATCGGCCCCGTCATTACCCAACCAGTCGCTTCCGCATTTTCTACAAGCCATCGTCACACCTCCGTGTGACGCCCAGCCTGCATTACTTGTCAAGCTAGTTTTATCGGCCGCTCTCGGATCGTCTTCCGTGAGTGGCACGCACGACATCGACACGCTCCGTTGGTGATCTCGTAACGCAGGTCGGGGCGCTCGGCCACTGGCACGATGTGGTCGGCATGGTTGGCCTGGTCGATGCGTCCACAGTCAACACATGCCCATGCGTCACGTGTGAGCACGGCCTGCCGCCACTTGCGGTGCTGCTTGTCCGTGTACCCACGAGCCGATGCGTTGGGCCTAGCGGTGTCGTCACGCCTGCTTTGTGTACGCAGGCGAGGAGGGCGATAGCTTGGCATCCTGCTGGGCATGGGCTACTTCCTCCCAGCACAGGTAGGGCACACGGTCCTATGGCCATCACCGTGGACGATGTAGCCTTTGCCGCCACAGTCCACACACACGGCGGGCTTAGGCTTGGGAGGCTCTGGCGTGGGCTCTGGGGCCTTCTCCTGTGCAGTCGTGGCATATGCTGCCGACACCGCAGCCGAGGCTCTCGGGGCCTCGAGGTCGATCTGTGCAGGATCAGCAGCGAGGGCCGCAAGCACCGAGAGGATGTACTGCCACATGGTCACCATCCTTGCCCGTGGTTGATCACCCTGTTTCCGTTCTCATCCACCCGTGCATGGACAACGTAGCGAGCCTCTTGCGGGGGCGGCTCAGCAAACATCATCACCCACAGGCCCGCCTTGGCGATCCTAGCCAGCAGACGCAGGACGGGGCGTGTGGGCTCAGGCTTTACGGGCGAGTAGTCGCTCGTGGCTGCCCACCACGTGAGCAGCACGGCCACCAGGCCCACAACCACGGCTGTCTGCATTTCTTTCTGGGTCATCGGTCAACGCTCCAGACGGAGTAGACGAACATCACCACGCACGCACCGATCACGCTGCCGATCAGGCCAGCAGGGCCATTCCCAAACGGCAGGCCGCCTGCGAGAGAGCCGATGAGGCCGAGGCCGATGGTGGGCACCCAGCCTTCTGGGCACTTGCCGGGCATCAGCCACTTGGCGATGCCGCCCGCAATAGCGCCGAAAACGAGCCACAAGAGAAGCGACATGGGATCTCCTACTGTGCAAGGTGGAACGTGTCAGCAATGAGGCGAGCAGGTGAAGGCATCCGAGCTTCTGGCGGGAATGGCTGCAGCCAATTGCCGTGGTCCAGATTCCGATACTTGAAATTCACGCCGCTGATGCTGAACGAATCTTGACCCGAGAGCATCGCGTCAACCGTCTGGCGATCCACCCAGAATGAGCCGTCTGGCTGGTCTGCCGGCCACTTCGGGCCTGCATTAAAGACGCCCCAGCTGTTCATGCAGAGAAGCCCATCCCGCTTGCCTTCGTTCTTGGCGTAACGCACGGCAATGAAGCACATGCAATGCGCCCAAGAGCCTTGGCGTGGCGCGAAGCCATCGGCGTCACGCTGCGACGAAAAGCCAACTCCGCTGCAAACTGGCACGCAGTAACCGCTTTCGATGCTGGCGGCAGCCTCGTCAAAGTTTCGCACGAGGGCGACGTTTGTCGCCGTGTTCTTGTTGGCTAGCTTGGCGAGGGAAATTCCCACTTGCCCACCGCCGCACAACAAGTTGCCCCATTCCTTCGCCCGCTGCGGGCTGTAGGTCGTCAGGTCGGCACCGGGATACTGCTGCCGGAACAGGATGCCGCCTACCGTCGGGTCTTTGCACTTGCCGGCGACCCAGCGTGCAGCTGCTCCGCCATAGGAGCCGTCGGAGTACCCTGCCTGCGTGACCGGGGGAAGCCGTCCCGCAGTACGACTTCCCGAGTACAGGCTGGTCGTGTCCACGAGCTTGGGCGGCTCAGGCAATTCGCCCTCGGCCCAATCGACGCACTGGCCAACGTAACTTCCCATCGCCCACCCGAAACTGACACAGTCCCCGATTCCCTGCTTCCACGGGCCGAAAGGCTTGCCGTAGACCTGGCGGTGAGCACGGTCTGCGAAGCGATAGAGGAACGTGTCCTGCCCCTTGGCGTTCTTGATCACGTCCTTGGCAGCGTCCGAGAAGAGTGGCTGGTCGAGCTCGGCCAAGAAACGCTGCGTCCCGGCAGGATCTGGCACATAGCCGAACTGCCCGTCAATGCGTGCCGCGACCCGGTGCGTGGCTCGCTCAACGAGCGCACCCAAGATCGCCATCACGATCACGAACACAACGGCAGACAGCGACCAGCGGTTAGCGCGTGACATCGGCAGCAGCCCTCGACAGGTCACGGAGTGCCGACACCCACGCCGCTCGGCTCTCTGGCGTCACAGGACCGCCAGATGAGCCCACGGCGTCGTCTAAGAACTTATGGATGGCTTCTTTGGCGTGCGGCTGCCGGGCACCGATGCTCTCGCCACGGCATCGCATCTCGCGGGCGGCGATCCGCAGCTCATCAAACGCCACGCCCGTCTTGAGCCGCTGGTCGTGCTGCCCGTCGTACTCGATGCAATCTGCAAGTTCTGAGCACAAGGCTGACAGGACACTGGCGTCTGAGGCGGCGCGTTCGCCGATAAATTTTCCCTTGAGCGTGAACGCATCCGGCGGCACCGGCGCAGGGGATGGCTGCGGTGCTTGCCGCTGCGGCGCGAACGCAATCGCCGCAGCCATGAGCAACGCCACCGCTGCGACGTGCTTGCCGTCAAACGTCGGCCACTTTGCCGTGGCAATGAACGCTTTGAACTTCTCGGTGATCTGCTGGCCGGCAAGCACGTAGACCGCAAAGGCAATGAGTAACGCTGTGATCACGACTTCCTCAGCAGTGGCAGAATTGTTTCGATAATCCCGGCAGCAATGGCGACGACCAGTGCTCGAGCTGCGGGGCGGACGAAGTACCAGAACGGGTACAGGCTCATCGGCACACACAGCACGGCCACGGAGTCAAACAGCACGCCGATAGCCTCAAGCACGATCTGCCGTTTCTCCTCGCCCGTCAGGTTCTGTGTGGCGTCAAGCGTCTCGACAGACAGCCTGACGAGCGCTGCGACGAGAGCACCGAACTCCGTGAGCGTCAGCCCGTCTTTCGCCGAGACGCGAGCCGTGACGAGAAACGCCGACACCTTTGACGCAATGTCGTTGAACGGCGCAGCGGCAGCGAGTGGGGCGTCGGCGACCATACCTACCAATCTGGCTGGATTTCGGGGCTGTCTTGCAGTTCTTCAGGCAGGGAATACGAACGCAGCTGGAAAAACTGCGTCTTCACCACGCGGCGATCCTGCTCGGTCGCGTCGTCCCAGGAATCGCGGATACGCTTGGTGGCCGCTCGGATCTCGCTCGGCGTCGGGTCGCGGCACTCTGACCTCTTCGGCTTGAACCGAAACCGCCGGTCGTGCCGAGGTGCCAGCGGCACGACACCCTTCAGCCTGATCAACTGGTCCTTCGTTATCGTCCAATGGGTGCAGATCGCCACCATGGCTGAATGAGAATCCCACTGCATACGCAGGAGGTTCAGATCAATCCTTGCCGTGTTGCCCGCCATCCAGCCACCTCATCAAGCACCGTTGAGACGGGTTGAGGTACAATCGCTGCCCCGTCGCAGCGGCAATGCTCTCGTGAAACGTGACGTGCTCGCAGTCCGCTCCGTCGTACTTGCCGGCCAGATATGCGGCTGTCCGGTAGATCGTCAGCCCGCCCATCGCGCTACACACCGGCACAGGAGGCGACCCGACCGGCGGCAGCCACTGGTGCTTCCACCCGCCGAGGCCGTTGGTGTAGTCGTCCCAGTACGAATTCAGCCTGAGTGCCCAGCAGTCGTAGTGCAGCCACGCGGCGACCAGTTGCGTCTCACCACTGGCGTTTGTCTGAAACGCCGGGTGCTGCAAGAGCGACACGCTGGCCATGCCGTAGGCGTCAGGCATGTCGCGCATCCAGCCGATGCCATTCAGGAGCCCTCGGTTGCTCCACCCGCCCCATGCGTCCAAGTCAATCACCACGACGTAGTCGGCCTCGGCCGCACACTCACGCACCCAACGCTGGCACGCTGTGCGGTACTCGGCCAGGGCCTCAGTCCGCAGGCCAGCAAACTCCGTGGTAAAATGCTGCCGGTTGAGCCGCTGGCTTGTGAATGTCGCCTGGCTGTGCTGGCGGCAGAAGTCGGCGAGCACCTGGTCGGTGTTGTCCTCGTTGTCGTTTGTCTCGACGTGGGATTTCCACGAGCGGCAGCCGGCGGCCAGCTGCTCGAGGAGGCCAAGGTTTTCTTTCAACCACGGGGCGCAGCTGCGGGCCAGCCCAACGAACGCCACATCGGAGTCGCGCCAGACAGACTCTCCGACGCTGTGCGTCCGCTTGAAGTCTTCCGCAAAGCAGTCCATCGGATAGAGCAGGTGCTCGGGCACATTGATTGTCATACGTCGCCCGGCCTTCCTATTGCCCAGCAGTGGTCAGGGTGGGCGTCTGCGTGCGGGTGCGGCACTCGCTCAACGTCTTTGCCAAGCCGCATCAACTCCTTCACCACCTCGTCAAAGGTTGCGTGGCACTCCACAAGGAACGTCGCCCGGCTCCACACGCCAGCGGAAGCGACAGACAGCACATCCACCTCGGCCCCCTCAATGTCGATCTTGATGAAGTCGGCACCGTCAGGACACAGAGCGTCCAGCGTGAAGCCTCGCACCGTCACTACTTCATGCACAGGGGCATCAGCGCACCCGCTCGCACCAATCGGGTGAACCTCCAGCAACGAGCTCTGCTCGGAAGATGGGCGGCTGTAAAGCAGTGCGTCGCCATCGCGGCTGCAGGCCGCCCCATGGATCGCCACAGCGTTTCCGGGCAGACCAGCAGACAGCACCTCATAGGCCCGCCCGTCAGCCTCTACGGCCGTGACGGCAGCGAATTCGCCAGCCAGCATGCGTGTCCACGATCCGACATTCGCACCGATGTCGGCGGCGTGCCTGCGAGCAACGCCAGTCAGTGAATGCAACAGCCAACGCTCAACGCTCACGTTACACGCACGGTAGTCCGTGCCTCCGTGCCGTACCGCTTTTCGATCACCAGCCGCTTCACCTGCTTGTCGTTGCCGATGATTGGGCCGATGGCATCCAGAACCGCCTTGGCCACGTTGTCCACGTCCGGCAGCGGGGCGGGCGGTGCGGTGGGCTTGAGCCCCTTTTTGTTGAGGTGCGACCTCGGCCGCACGAACACGGCGTCGATCACCACCTCCACCGTCCCGGTGCAGGCACGCAGGCCAGCGTCCACGGCTGCCAGTTGCAGGGCCTTCCTGTAGGCGTGGATCGGGTGCCGTGCCTCAACGTAGGCGTGCGCGAACTTGCCACGGGTCGTGATACGTGCCCGAGGCTGCGGGACCGGCTCGCCGTCAACGCTGAACGTGATGGACATGCACGCAACATCGCAGGCGTGTCAAGCAAACCAGTGCGACACGTTCAGGCACTCAAAGTGCCGCATCACCTGACGCACGCAATAGCCTTCGTGGATCTCATCAAGCACATACGAATGGATGACGAGTCCATTCGCCAGATAGAAAACATCGACGCCCGCTTGGATGGGCCGTAAAGCGCCATCCAGCGGGCCGCCGAGGAACTCGACTGTTATCCACTGCGTTTTCATTCGTACCGAATCACGGCGAACCAGCCACGCGGGCCGCGAGCGACACCCTTTTCCACGATGCGGTAGCGCCCGTAGTAGCAGCAGTTACGCATCGCAGCGTCTGGCGAAGCAGACGAAAAGCCGATGCCCTCTCGCCTGCCACCAGCAGTGCCGCAATGTCGCAGCACGCCTGAGCGTGCCATCGTCTCAGCGTCCTGCTGCGCCGACGTGATGTTGACCCGCCGTGCGTTGATCACCACGTTGTCGGCCTGGGCCACGACGCCGCAGAACGCCAGAAGAATCGCAAAGCAAATCCGTTGCATACCTTTCGCTCCTTCGTGAAATGCGGCACTCCTGCACCGCTGCGATCCACCGTAGCCAACGTGTCAACTCAAACCGTGGAATCGGTAGCCGTCCCATGAGTATTTCGGGACGCTGAACCGTTCTTCCTTTGGCGTTGCTGGCTGTGCTCGACGTGCTCGACACTCAGCCGCACGCTCCGCGATCTGCTCTTGCGTGGGATCGTCGTCCAGAATGTCTCGCGTAGACCGCTGACGATTCGGCAGCTTGTGCCGAACCTTGAGGTGATGCACAAACGACTCCGAACAGCCCAGGGCGGCGGCGATCTCCATGTAGGAGTCGCCGCGCGCCCACAACTGGTGCAGCGTCGCCGCACAGTATTC